GCCTCATCCCAGCTTCAGCCCAACCGCCCAGGCAACTGGGAGACGGCCTCCGGCTCCATGCCGGATCCCGGCCGGAATGCGGGTACACGGTGAGCCCTGCTACGTTTTCATGAACAACATCGCAGTAATCTACCACGACGCAGACTTCGACGGGAAGCTGTCCAACGAAGTGTGCCGGTTCCATCTGGCCAGGCTGTTTCCGGACGCCGCCATCCACAGCTACGGCTGGGACTATGGGCGGCCGGTTCCAACGCCATTCGGACCAAAGGATGGGCTTGGAATGAGCACGGAGATCGCTTGGTCAGAGTTCGACTCCATCTACATCGTTGACCTATCAGTGGACGAGCTGATGGCCGATCCCAGGCTGCGCGACAAGATCGTGTGGATCGACCATCACCGCTCCGCCATTGAGAAGTGGGACCATATCGGTGGATTCACCAAAATGGTCGGCTACCGCATCGACGGCGTAGCCGCCTGCCGCCTGTGCTGGCAATGGTTCACTTTCGACAAAGGGCCGCACGGCGATCCCCGCACCCACCCATCAGACATCTACACCCCCTCCAAGCAGGACTTCATCGACCGCAAGGTGGACGAGCCCGAGCTGATCCGCTTGGCTGGCGAATACGACATCTGGGACCACCGGGATCCCGACGCAAAAGCGCTCCAGTTCGGGCTCCGGGTCTTCGACGACACTGGGCTTCGGACGGCGGCTGAGGTGGCGTTTTCCGCCTCCCGCGACGCCGTCATTCTACTGCAATCCTACATAGTCAACGGCAGGGCTATCAAAGCCTACTGCGACAAGCAGAACGACGAGTACAGCAAGGCCTACGCCCGAACGCTGGACTGGGAGGGGTTGAAGTTCTGCGCCCTCAACATTGGGCAGCGCGGAAACAGCGATCTACTTCGAGGCGGACTCAAGCCGGAGCATCAAGCGTGCTTTGCGTGGCGGCATGATGGTGAGAAGGTGATGGTGAGCCTCTACCACGCCCCCGGCCACGAGGACATCGACCTCTCCAGGATCGCCGTGAAGCACGGTGGCGGGGGTCACAAAGGAGCCTGCGGATTCCGGGTTGGGCTCACGTTCCTGAACGAGATCCTGAATCCAAACCAAGCCTGACGCGGCGAGTGACCATCGACCCCATCCAAGGAGAGTGGTTCCGCTTCCACGTCCGCTCCCAGAGCGGCAACGGGGTGTACCTCGTGGACCTGGAGGAGAACGAGTTCAACGGCCAGTGCGACTGCCCCCACTTCCAGTGCCGGCTGGCCCCTATCCTCCGTGACAAAGGGCCCTCTGATGCCACCCGCTGCAAGCACATCAACGCAGCCCGGCACAAGTGGTTTGACCAAGTGGCACGTCTCGTAGTAGCTTCCGTAGCGAAACAAGTATGAGCAGCAACAGAAAACCAAAGGTGAGGATCGCGGCCGGTCCAATCCCCCCTCCGGGATCCAACCGCCGCACGAAGTACGATTGGGGTCAGGTCGGCATCCCGTCCAAGAACGGACCCACATTCCTCGTCATCGTCGGCCGCAAGACCCACGATGTCTCCTCCACCGTGTACGCAGCCGCCAGGCGCCTCGGGAAGCGCTTCTCCATCCGGCAGAGAGGTCCGGACGTGGAGGTCCACCTAGCCACGCAATGAGGCCGATCTCCAAGAAGCGATCCGCGGCGCTCAAGGAGTACGCCAAGGCGAAGAAGGAGTTCGTGGCCGAGTGGTCCAACAAGCGGACCGACACAGTCGCCTGCCACCGCTGCCTGAAGCACGTCCCGACGAAGAAGATCACCATCCACCACATGCGGGGTCGGGTTGGATCGCTGCTCTACGACACGAGGCATTGGGGCCTACTCTGCTTAACCTGTCATCAGTGGGTTGGCGATCACCCCAACGAAGCCCGTGAAGCTGGCCTGCTGTGCGCCAAAGGCCTCTGGAACACCCCCGACCGATCATGAAGAACTGGATCAAAGGCTGGATCTACCACAAGTGCCTGAAGGTAGTGCTGCACATCTGCCGCAAGGACCCATTCTACGCCTGCCTGCTCATCGGGGAGGCTGAGCTGCTTCGTGGCGAGATGAAGATCCCAACGCGGGTACTGGATGCCGCAGAGCTGTTCGTCGCCGCCACCCGGAGGGATCTGCGTGGCTAGGTTCACCACAGCCGAATATGCAGCACTCCTTGCCAGAAGGGCCGCCGTGGATCGAGCTAAGGCTCCCCAACCACAGGATCGAGTCCCTGAACCGGATCCTCAACCTGAACCCGTGGGCCAGGGACAAGCTCAAGCATCGGGATCAGGACGCTGTTTTGTCAGCATTACGAGCCGCCGAAAGAAGCTCATCGACCCCAGGGCAAACCTTTACGGCGGATCCAAGTACGTTGAGGACGCTCTCGTCTACGCTGGAGCACTTCCAGACGACACGGAAGCAGCGTCGCAAGGAGTCGTCACGCAAGAGAAGGTTGGAAAAGGCGAGCCAGAAGAAACAGTCATCCGGATATGGAAGATCTGAGAAGCCCTGACAAGAACGTGGAGGCCGTCCGCCAGAAGCTCCTCCTGAGGTCCGAGATTGGCCTCAGGAAGTACGGCGTCACAACCGAGCGGAAGGATGTCGATCTGATTGGCTGGCTGATCCACCTACAGCAGGAGCTTTTGGACGCAGCAGTCTACGTCGAGGCGGCCATGGCTCATCTTCAGGCCAGCCAACACCAAGCCCAGCTTCCCGCGCCCAGCACGCTTTCTCCGGGTCCAGCGCAGCTAGCGGGAGGAAGCACCAGCATCCCACCTGGATGAGCCCGTCATCCGTTGGGTGGAGTAGTCCGGGTGTTCCGCACGTTTGGTAGTGGGAGTTGAAGAACGGGCATTCCACGCACACCCGGAGTCTTTCTGTAGCCAACTGATTGGCCGCTCGGCTTTCGTACCGCCACCTCGCAGTCATCGCCAGGACCGAGGACATCAACCCGGTCCACATCGACCGGCAGAACGGTTCCAGGCTGTAGGTACTCCACAAAGCCCGAGCGACTACGGGCGCCACCCTTCCCCACTGTAGCAGCAGGGACGGCAGACTGGGAGGCGAACCGCAGCAGCGCCCCGATGGCCGACTCCCGCAGGCGCCCCCACACTTCCCCCCACCAGTTGACGTAGAGGTCCCCGTCTCCACACTCCGATCTCCGCTGTCTTTCGGCTGCTGCAACATATTGATCCCAGCTTTCAGTTGGCTCCACTTCGATGGACCAGTCCACATGCTTCTCATGGGCATCCCCCTTGAGGGCGATCAGGTCCGTCTGTTGGAGCGATTGCTTCACACCTTGAACCGTCAGGAACTCGTCCCGGTCATCCCCGGTAAGCCTGGCGGCAGTCCGCAGGCCTGGATGCTTCGCCAGCATCACCTGCTTCCAGTTACCCCTCACAGGAAAGGCGTGGAGCTTGAACCACCCGAAGTCGATCTCCCGCTGCTCCACAATAAGCCAGTAGGCCATGTGGTTGCAGATGGCGTTCCAGAGGGCCTTCAGCACCGACAGGTCATCAATGGCCGTCTTCTTTTGCAGGTCTATCACGAACGACTTCTTCGACGACGGAGCCGGCGTCACAGGGTTCCACGACTCCTTCGCCTCCTCGACCTCCTCAGCCAAAGACTCCACCTTCTCGCCGTCCTTGCGAAACCAGAACTGCGGGGTGACCCCCTCGCAGAGGGTGAACTGGGATCGAAACACCTCATCCAGCAGGACGTGCCCATAGACAGTCTTCCAGGCAGCGCAAGCGTCCAGCTCCACGGCAAGCGTGCGGGCCAGTGACGGCTTCAGCGACACGGCCGGCTTGATATGCCACCCATCAGTGATGCCGTCCACGTTCACCCGCTGGCAGAAGAACGGCACCTGGTACTGCGAGGATCGGGTGTGGAAGAGCTGGATGTCCGAGGTGGAGAAGAACGTCATTGGATGAAGCCGAACTCAGGATGCGGGAATGACTTGGACTTGATGGATTCAGCGCCATTCTGGCTCACATGCTCCACCACCTTGTCCAGTGGTAGGGCCTTGATGAACCGGGGCTTGCCGAACTGGTGGACCACCACATGGTTATCCTCGATGTAGCACCTCCACTCCTCGGAGCCGACCATGTGATTGCCGAGATGCCGCTTTTGTCTCTTGCTCATGACGGTATGCAACCTACATAAATCGCTACGCAGATCAACTACAGAGTGAGCGAAAACGTACCCACAGCCCCGGTGGATGGGCCTGAGGCAAAAGCGATCTCCTCCGGCATCCCACCCTGGAGCATGTAGGTAAGGGCGTCGAAGCAGTGCTTGTACTCGCTGTCCCGGTCCACGATGGCGGTCTGCGTCTTCCCCTTCCGGAGGGACCGCAGCATCTGGATGGTCCCCTGGCACTTTGCGGAGAAGTAGATCCGCTCCTCGTGCAGCATCCGCCTCAACAGATCCAGCCGCTTGGCTACAGTGCCCGGAGCCTTGTACACCCCCTCCATGCGGATCCGACCGCGGGACTTCAGCTCAACCAACTGCGCCTCTGTGCCCCCGATGGACTGGCGGTAGCGTAGGGAGGATGGGTCGGACCAGAAGCGCCACATGGGAGCCTTCTGCTTCAGGAAGCCGGTGAAGTAGGAGTTCCAGTAGTCCATCATGTGAAGGATGTCGTCCGTCACGTCATCCACGTTCACCTTGCTCTTCAGGTACACCAGCTCGTCAATGATGTGGTACTGGATGAACTGGTCGTCATCCACCTGTGGGCAGCCGAAGATGATGGCTGTGTTCACGTCACCGATGTCCAGGCCCACGTCGATCACGTAGGCGCCCTTCGCCGGCCGTAGCAGAGCCATCTCCTCCAGCTTCTTCGCCGGCTCCCACTCCCCGATGGTATGGGTGGACGGCTGGAACACGTCGGCGAAGGCGCTCTCCCCAGCGTCCTTGATCCACATCCCGTGCCAGTAGCGCTTCAGCTTCACCGGATCCGACTGGTAGGTGCGGTAGATCTCCCGCCGCTGCATCTCCGTCAGGTAGGGGTTGTCGTCGATGGTGAACCCGATCGTCCGGTAGAGGCGCTTCCACTCCTCAATGTCGGTCTCGCCCTTCGCCTTGAAGAAGATGTCGTGCAGCCAGTGATCCTCACCTTCCTCCGGGGGGTTTGTGTCCAGGATGAACTGCTGCTCCTCCCACGGGATGGAGGTGTGCCGCAGACACATCTTCAGGGTCATGAACGTCTTGATGTCGAAGCGGTCGGCCTCGATCATGTAAATGTGGGAGAAGAAGCTGTCTTTGTAGAACTCCTCCACATTGTCGTCGTGGTTGATGGAGTGAAGCTGACACTCACTCTCCCCACCAAACTGGTTGGCCACCCGAAACATGGGCATCTTCGTGTCACCCTCTTGCTTGGGCTCCACCGTCCACCGGGTCATCCCCTTGTTCCGCCACTTCCGGTAGATGTCCCCGGTGAGGGCCTTCCAGGCTCCTTGGCGCCCGTTCTTCGCCGTCCTGCTGACCACAGCCACGGAGGCGTTGTCGGTCTGCACCAGGATCCGCATGATCTTGTCCTGGATACCCACAGACTTCCCGCACTGCCGGGGGCCGTGAACGAGGGTGTAGCGATGGCCGCAGTCAAAAACCTCCTGTTGCCTGGGAGCCTTGCTGGGGTACCAAACCCCATTCACTTGAACCCAAGGATCCTTCCAGTCGCCAGCCATTGCGCTTGATCATTACACGGAAATCGCTACCACCTCAAGCCATGAAGGACTGCGCTTACAAAGATGAGGGAGGCATGGCCACCCCATGCTGCAAGGAGCACGACGACAGCGAGGAGCGGTACCCATCGGTGTCGATCTACTCTCCGGAGGCTGTCACAGCAATCTTCGGGAAGACCCCGATCAGGGCCGGGGACACCTTCGAGGCCCCCATGAAGATCCGCATCAACTCCATTCGAGAATCCGCGGAGCACGGGTTGACCGAGGTCAGCTTCGACATCGTGGCTGTCGGCAACCTCGTGAAGGGAAAGCCGATGGCCGAGGACTCTGAGGATGAGGGCGAGGAAGCGTAAGCCATCCCAGCTGGAGGAGGACGACAAGCCGCTGGAGATCCTGCTAGACCGGCTGGTGTCGAAGGGGGCTGCCCACCGAAACGCCCGCATCGTCATGGATCCAGAGGGGCGGGTGGGCCTGCTGCTGTCCTTGAAGCCGCAACGGAGGGAGCTTCGGGATGACGGCCGGCTAGTGCTGGTATCCCACGAGGAGGAGATGCCTGTGACCATGCACGTAGCCCCAGGCATCAAACCCCGGCCGGTCCTGAAAGTGGAACTCGCCATCCACCTCCTCCCATCCCAGATGGCCGCCTATCGGGAATGGGTTGCCTCCACAACGCTCCCAACGCAAGTATTGCCGCCATGTACGTAGACATCGACCATCTGAAGTCCACAGGGCTCGACCAGAAGGATCTCCAGGCCATCTTCGAGAAGTCTACGGACGACCGCGACAAGACGGATGCCGGTAAGCAGGTCAACAAGCTGATCGAGCTACACGCCAACCGACTGGACAACGGCATCACCCGCTGTCTCAAGGATGCGCGGATCTACCACGCCATCGACAAGGCCTACGAGGCCAGCCAGAACCAGATCTCCTTCACCCTCGTCCGGGACCTGATCGACCGGAACGTCGGCGGCAAGGAGCTGGAGAACATGGCCAAGGACTGGGGGCTGGACTCCATGCTCACGGACATCGCCGCCACAGAGGCAGGCCTTGTCCCAGGAACCAGCCGCAATGGCCAGCAGAACGCTGGGCAGCCAGGCAAGAAGCTCTCCCTCCCCACCTTCTTCAACATCTTCCTCCCGCTGGTCCAGGCCTACGTGAAGATCCGGTGGGCCAAGTTGTTCGGCGACCGGGATGTCTACCCGCTGCTGAAGTACGAGCCGAATCGACTTACCCAGAGGGACATGGCCCTGTGCCGGGTGATCACCGCCCGCATGCAGCGGATGGCCTCGGACATGGGCTACCGGGAGGACGTGAAGCAGTCCATCAAGGGCATGCTCATGTACTCAGAGTCCCTGAACTTTCCCCTGGAGCAATACTACCGGGAGAAGCAGGTCATCAAGGGATCCGAGAAGGTGGTCAAGGAGGGCGTGCGCTGGTACCGCCCCCATCCATCCCGAGTGTTCTACGACCGCTCCCATCCACTCCACACCGTCAACTCGGACACCGGCTGCGAGTACGCGGGCTACTGGTCCATGCACCGCTGGGGCGAGATCGAGGACAACCCCCTCTTCTGGAACAAGGACGCTGTCGGCATCAAGAGCCCGGGGTGGCGCAACAAGGACCTCTGGAGCTACTACCAGGAGATCCATCCCTGCGTCGCCAAGTTCCCCAGCTTCACCACCAGCAACGAGTCCGACCGGGAGTGGAAGTCCTTCCAGTACCACACCTCAGCCGGCACTGACGCCAAGAGCGCCCGGGACTACGGCGTGGACATCACAGTCATGTTCCACAAGCTCGTCCCGAAGAACTGGGGCCTTGGCACCTACGAGCACCCGGTCTGGATGCGTTTCGTCTACGCAGGCGATCGCACGGTGATCTTCGCTGAGCCGATGGCCTACTGCCCGGTAAACGCGTTCCTCTACGAGCACGATGAGAACCGCACGTTCAACAGCTCGCTTGCCCTCGAACTCCTCCCGTTCCAGGACCATCTCGGCAACCTGCTGAGCCAGTACATCCTCGCGGTGAAGAAGAACCTGATCCGCATCGTTGCCGTGGACGGCGACCTCGTGGACAAGGACTTCGAGAAGAAGGTGCAGAACGGAGCCGAGAACATGCTCCGCGGCATGGAGTTCCTGCGGTTCTCCGGGAAGGACCTTCGCCGCCAGCAAGGGGACATGAAGGACGCCTTCAC